AACCGAGGGCAGCGCGTATTGCATCAAGGCACTCAATGCCCCCAGTGTTATAATGTGGTGGATGATTTACGATATCTACCGGCGGGTTGTTCTCACCATAATTACCGTACTCATCAAACTTACGTTTCATAAATGCTTCGTGTCTTTCCATATCAATCACATGAGTCTAGACGAGATAAAATAGCCACGTATGTTCCGTCCTCGTCGTTGTGGGTGGAAATAACTCTAGTATCGTAGGCTATCGTTGGATACTGAGTCTTGTATCTTTCAATGTCTTCCTGCAATTCTGCAGAGCTATCTGCAGTCAATAGTACACGCATATCTTTAGGCATTTTGCGCCACCTTTATTGCTTCACCAATCTGTTGTGCTATCTGAGGTACTATAGCGTTACCTAATCCTTTAAGACGGTCCACCCTTCTGGATACCCCATTAGCCACTCTACCCACGTCGGGTTCAGAGTACCAGTTCCACTTTGCCGCACTTCTGGATGATTGCCAAGCATTTTCTGCATTTTGTCGCCCGGCTGGCCGGCCTTGTGTTCGCTGGCGGACGGCGTTGGCCACATCTTTACCTCCGCGCAAAGGTAGTTCCTGTTGTACATATGTGTGTGGCTCTTGCTTCCCACTGGGCCGCAGTCCTTGTGTTCCGATGCTCGTGGAGTCGGCCACATCCGTACTTGGTCTGCTAGGTTCGCCCCAAACTTCAGATTGGGGTTGGTCTTGCTCACCCTGCGTCCTTTCTCGTCCAGCTGTCTCGGTCCCCCTGTCACATCCGTTGTCCTCGGTGTAGCCCACAATCCAGACTCGGTTTCTTTTGTGGGGTGCGCCGACGGCGACAGCTGGAACAATAAACGTCCTTGTGGTGTAGCCTTCGGATTCCAAGTCAGCGAGCACAGCGTCGAGTCCCAAGCTGATGTGACCATAAACGTTTTCGAAAACAACCCAAGTGGGTCTTTTGGATGCAACAATTTTGAAGATGCTCGGCCAGATGTGGCGTGGGTCTTCTTCGCCTTGCCTTTTGCCGGCTTGACTGAAGGGCTGGCAGGGGTATCCTGCTGTGATGATGTCACAGTCTGGAACAAATCTTGCTGGGTCATTAGCTAACACCTTTACGTCTTCGGCTACAGGAACTGTAGGCCAGTGTTTCTTTAGGATTCTGCGACACCACGGTTCGACATCACAAAACAAAACAGGCACAGACAACTTCGCCATCTCAAAACCTAACGCGAAGCCGCCAATGCCACTGCATAAATCTACGTGTCTCACTTTATTACTCCGAGTACCCAATTTTCAGCACAATTTTCAACGTACACTTCGCTGTGTCCTTTGATATTGCGCTCTTCAATAATGGCTCCGTCTTGCATCATTATAACGGTAAAACTGCCATCGGGTTCTCGGAATACGGTTGCTTTTCTATATGCTGCAAGCCCACGACTACAATCTTCATCACTATAGAATTCGTGTAATAAAGTCATAATAACCTCAGTGTTGTGTTATAGTTATATTTTCATCCTCAAAACTTTGACGCCCCATGTCTAGCACAGTTTCCATATCCTGTGTAGCATGGTAAGCCATACCCCTAGTAAGTAGGGTATAGAATACAACATCGTCTTCTGACATTGAATCTGCCGGATGATGATAAATTTCTATTCCGAATCCGCCGTTATCATCATCCTCGTGTCGTATTATTACAGCTGAATCTCCTAGGCCTAGCTTCACTTCTTGTGACATGATACTACCTTAATAAAATGTTCAGCATCTACTACAGCTAATGGTTTCTTATGATTCATCTTAATAACTAACAAGGGTTCGCCGCCTGTGTCGTGACTTATCGCCTGTTCATAATAATTATAAAGTGTCGTCATCCGTTCCGTATTTTTACATTCAATATCATACGGAAACTTTTTGTATGCCGCTGTTGATAACTGTACGTCCACGCCGTTAACGCCCATTGGGGTTGACCGCACATCTAGATTAGTCAACCCCTTGAAGATGTCAAGCAGCTTTTCCACTACCCAGTTCTGAAGCTTCCGCCCCTTCGCTTTCGCCGACCTCGGCGACATTCGTTTCGATACGGACTTCGTGGATTTTGTCTGCTGAGAAGACAAAGCTTTGCTCCTTTGAGATGAGCGAGGGGAACGGCGCACCTTCGTTGAGCTCCGAGATGAAGTCGTCAGCTTCGTCCGTGGTGACTTTGAATATTTTTGCACGCTCCTCGCCATTAGCTGCCTGATACTGAATTGTCAGCGTCACGCCATTCGTCTGTGATGTGTGTGTACCAGACGAACTTTGGGTTTTTCCCTTTGCTTGGAAGCTGTCGTCTGAATTCCAGTTCGCTCCAGCAGTGGTGCTTGAAGTCGCACCAGGAACACTCCATACAAAGGGTCCTATTCCCAGTCTCCTTCTTGTAAAATACTTCGGGAATGTCATCGAATTGTTTCCGAAATGGCTTTGTTGTATCAGTTGCCACAATGGATTTTCGTATCGTCTCATTTACTTCGTCCTTTTCAGATTTGGATTCTACTGCTTCAGCAAAAGCTATCTCGCCAGTAGATTTATTTAGTGCAATCCAGCCCTTGAATGGCTTATTTGCTGCCATTCCGTAGCCGATACCTTGCGCCACGTACCCAAAAGAATCATTGCTTTTGATACGTTCAAATGCAGACGTTGAGTTAAATTTGTGCTCAAAGGCATAGGGAGATGCTGTTTTGATGTCCCAAATACCATCTTCAAGCTCAATGTCATACTCGCCGTTAATAATAGTCCCATCAATCTCGTACGAGACTTTCTGGTGCTTGGACTTGATTTCAATTCCCGAAGCTTGAATTAACGCAATGAGTGCGGCTTCCATAAGGTCGCCCATAATCATCCGCATCTTAAAATCGTAGGTGCGTTTTTCGGGTTCAGCGCCACGAGCTTGCAAGTGAAGTTGGCAGGAAGGTCTGCCCATATTACTCATACGCAGAGTAAAATCGTCCTTCCCATCAGTGAAATGCTTCTCTAGTGCATCACGCGCAGCTTGAGCAAAAGAATCAAGGATGTGAGGAGGCATCTCAGCCTCCCCACTAGCCGCCCTAGAAAGGAAAGAAAGAAGGCGGCTTTGGTTTACATTCATGCTGTCAATGACTCAGGCAAGTCATCATTGAGGGCATCATCAATAGATTCTTCAAAGGTGCTACCGTCAATCACGTCGCCTGACATGCGTAACGCCTTGTCATAATCCTTCATGATTTGTTTGTTTTCACCGTCGATAGTGTCCTTGAAGTACTTAAGCAGTTCTTGGTCTGCTTCCCCAAAATTAAGCGGGCCTTCTCCTACACTAAAATCAGCGACATAGTAGATAAGTCCACCGTTCTTCTGGCGATTCAAAGAAGCATTCAAGCTATAGAAGATAAATGGCTTCTTCTGCGCTGACAGTGAATCCAGTGCCTTTGAGATTGGCATAAAGTTAGACCCACGTGCTCGCCACAATACAGGCATATCTACGATTTCCACGTTGTTGCCGTTAGCATCAACTGCATCATTAAATGTAACTTTGCCGTAAAGCATACGGAAACACTTAATGCTTTGCTGTTTCAGAGCTTGTTCAGCGCTCAAGTTTTCACGCTGTGAAGATGGAACAGAACCGCACCGCATAGACCCGATGGTATCAGGAATTTCGGTTTGCGGATACAAATCAGATGCAAGAACAGACTTGGATACCATTTCATTAGCTTCAGCATCATAATGCATGTACTGGTAACGTTGCATAAACAACTGAAACTTAATAGTTTTTGCATAGACAGCAGTCCCAGAATGGTTCACAAAGAACGCACCAGCAGGGATAGACCGTCCATTATCGTCTTCGTGGTCACGGTTGATTTTCAACAGTGCGAGAGACGCTGCGCCGCCAGTTGACGGCAAGTCTTGGCCAATAATGCTGGCCAGTTGTTCAAACGAAATATCATTTGTAACGGTAGGTAATGTGCTCATAACCTTCTCCTTTTTCACACGAGTACAATTTTTATCATAACTACGCTCGCTAGTCAAGCACAAAAGATTGCATGTCTAGCCAGTTTTTTCCAATCTCAAGGTCAACCTCAAGGGGCACGTTCCACTTAACATTGTATATTTCCTCAAATGCTTTATCTACATGCTTCATAGCATCATAAGTAATTCTGGCAACTTTTTGTTCTTCGCCAGGGTACACGTCAAGCACTATTGAGTCATGAACCGTATTGATAACAATAGATTTGCATTCTTGATTTCTAAGTTCATTGTGAAGTGAAATAAGTGCGAGCGGCACCACGCAACCCCCTGCCAAACCTTGTACAGGGTAGTTCTTGATGGAGGGAGCGTTGGATGCAGCGCCAGAAGGAAGCCGTTTAGTATCTGGAAAAGCGAATTGCTGACCAGTATGCAGACTAACAATCCCATGCGTAATAGCCTCAGTCTGTAAATAATCATGCCATTTACCAAGGGATGGGTACTTCTGCACAAAAGCTTTGTAGTATTCGACTTCGTTCGGACTGCCCGACATGCCACCGTATAGCGGCTTGAAGGTATGGGCCTTCGCCGCAGTGCGCTCATCTTTTGTAACGTCACTTTCTGACTTTTGGAATATAACTGACGCAGTATATTTGTGAACATCGACACCATCCAATATGTCTTTAAGCATCTGCTCATCTCCGCACAGCTGTGCCGCTACACGGAATTCTAGCTGGCTGTAGTCAGCCTGTAATATTGACCCGCCCTCAAACCTAGATATAACAACAGCGCGTACAGGAAAGGTATTACCGCGAGGCTGGTTCTGGAAGTTAGGGTCTGACGAAGATAAGCGTGTAGTACGCGTAACGCATTGGTTAAATCTTGGGTGCAAGATACCATTCTGCTTTACATTACGAGCAATACCACCAATAAAACTAGATAGGTATACATCTACTGCATTAAGCCGGATTGTGGCTTTCAAAAAGTTAGCAGCATTTTCGTTACCTTTGTGAACGGCGGCGGATAATAAACGAGCTAACGTCGTTTTATCTGTAGCAAAGCCACTAGCAGATACGTCCATAACGCCGCTAGGATTCATTGTGAGCCCGCCTACTTTTGGCAGCGGTATCTGCACATATCCATCCCCACCGCAGGTCTTACATCGCGTAGGATTCTTCCACAAAGAACCATCTTTGCGCACCTTATAGAAATCGCCTTTACCTTTACAGTTACCACATTGCTGTGCACGCGTCTTGTGAATGCGTGTAGTCATGTCCTTTACCCTTAAGGCAAATTGAGCGATAGACATACGGGGACGAAGTAATGGCTTACCTTTTTCATTTAAGCCGATGTTAAACGTCTCCGCCCACTTCTTCTTATCCGTGATGCGGCGCGAATAGATTAACTGACTTAGCTGTTCGGGGGACGCAAAGTTAATACGACGGTCGCCCATCACAGTGTGGCATATGTCTTCCATTGTTATCTGCAACTGATTCTTTTCAAT